TGATTGGCGGAGCTTTGGGCATCGTATCGCCAGGGCTGAGAGATTTTCTGAATATGGTAGTAATCCCGCTGGCAGCCTTTTTGGTGGGAACGTTTTTAGTCGTGCTGGGTGCGGTTACTACCACTATAATCAGACTAACCAATGAAGCTGTTATACCGTTGACGAATGCTGTAGCCGGCGGTCTGACCGATGTGTTCAATTCAATCGGCGGCGTAATTGAGAGTGCTGGTAATGCTATATCGCGTGTGGTGGATTCTATATCGAATGGAATATCCAAAATCATCAACTCTATCGCTAACTTGATCAGTTCTGTTGGTGGACAGGATTGGTATGGTACTGGCTACGGGATCACGCGCAACTTTACTGCTGGCTTGCTAGACGGTATGATTGACTTGCTGCAAGATTCGCTGAATAAAGTGATTAACAATATTATCAATATTCCTGGTATCGGCAACGCCCTAAAGGCGGTTGGTGTAAAGGCTAACCCAGTCAATTTATCCGGCTTTAAGTTGGGCAAGCGCGCTAAGGGTGGTCCAGTATTCGGTCCTGGTGGTCCAACCAGCGATTCAATTCCAATGTTGCTGTCAAACGGCGAGTATGTCATTAAGGCGTCATCTGCGCGCAAGATTGGCTACGACAAGCTGAATGACATAAATAGCACTGGCAACACTGGTAACACGCTATATCAGACTATTAACATCAACGGGTATAATCGTGATCCAAAAGAGCTTGCTGACGAAATTAGTAAAATAATCGCCTTGCAAAAGGGGAGGGTGATGGGATGATAACTTTACGCGGTAAATTTAGCTTGGTGGCAGTAGTAAGAGATGATGGTGAGCGTCTAGATCTTACTGGTTCTGAGGTAAGACTGAGCGCTGACAATGATCTACTGCAACGTCCAGATCTCGATACTTCAGACATAGACTACACCGATACCGATGGCGGCGAAATGATTCGTCAGCGACTGTCTACCTATACTCAATCAATCAATGGGCTTATCTTGCCTAAAGAGAGCGGCTTCTGGAAGCTGTACAGTATGATTAGTAGCTTCTTTGCCGCTAATCATACATTTACTTTGATATATGGAAAACGAGACGGTCAGCTATTTGCTATTAAAGGGGCTTGGCGGAGTAGCAAGTTAGATTTGCCTGTACCAGCGGACGAAGGCAATACGACATTTTCAACCGAATTCAAAGTGGGCAACTCAGTCTTGTTCGAATATTCCGAAGACAGTGGCGGTCATGAAGTGTATTCAAATAACGTAAAGCTGGGACGTGTCTCAGCCGCAACTGGTGGTGAGGTATGGGACAGAAATGGGCAAGTTTATGATGCAGTTGGCGAGGTCTGGACTGGCGCAAGCGGTGGGCTAAGTAGTGTGTTTGTTTCGTCGACCATTAAGGTCTATCCTGTTTGGGTCTTGCAAGGTCCTGCAGTCAATCCATCAATTCAGAATAATACGACAGACACGTCGGCAATTTATCATGGCAGCATATCATCAACTCAGACGCTTGTCGTTGACTTTTCGACTGGGGAAGCGCGACTAAACGATGCTATTGTTTCAAGGAATGTCATTGGTCAACTATCAATTGCTCCGGGCAATAATTTAGTTGGATTTGATGTGGAAGGTGGTGAAGCCACAACATCAGAGTTGGAGTGGAATAATGTCATTGGCTAACTCAGATAAAAGACACAAACTATTGCTGTATGTTGGCGATACGCTAATTGGCGATTTTAATAAGTTTGCTCAAAATCGAGCGCTGAGCGAGGCGTTAAAAAGCGAATCAGATTCAGCAACAGCTGATCAATTTACTTTTAGCATCAGCTGGTCCAAGTTCAAAAAACATGCAAAAATACGACTGGACGACAACCCAGAATCATTGCTGCGTGTCGGTAAAACTCACATGGTATTTTTGGTGGACGGATTGCCTCGTTTTTCTGGATTTTTAGCGACTAGACCGGCACGCAGCGGCTATGGATCTGATCAGCAGTTAGACTTAAAGTTCTTTGAACACTTTGCAAGGTTAAGCGGCGATTTGGTGTGTGATAAGAATAACACGCAATCACCTCATCGTGCATTTTCAAATACACCTGGTCATATATTTGTTCAAAGCTTGATTAGCGAGTTTATTACACGAGCGAAGAATGCTGGCGAGAATATCAGATGGAAATTTGGTATTGTTAATGAGCTTAGGCTAAAAACTGTTGAGTATAACGATTTTCAGACTGTCAGTAAGGCGCTGTGTGACGCAATGAATAATGAAACAGGAACTGGAAAGTTTGACGTGGTTTTTCGCGTCAATCCTGACAATCATAATGAGCAGATCATTGATATTCTCAAACCGCGTGGCAGCCGCAAAAATATCATCATACGATATCCGAGCGACGGAGTTTATAAGTTATGGGCTAGTGGCTATGCGGTTGAAGAGTCTGCTGACTATGCTAGTGATGTACTGATCGCTGGCAATGGGCAGGTTGGTAATCCTGAAGTGGGTGAGGATACTGCCGAGCTTGCCAGTGCTAGCAATCACGCGGCTGTTCAGGATAACTGCTATTGGCGAGTTTATGAAACGCAATCAAACCTCAAATCTCAAGCGGCAGTTGCAGAGTATGCTCAAAAATCCTTAGCACAGCGCAGTTTTGATTCGTTAGTTCCGCAGATAAAATTGGTAGGGCGACCTATCATTTGGGGAGATTCAGCTAACGAAAATAATGGATTGGCGCTTGGCGATGAATTTAGATTTCAGGAAGAGAACGATGATGGTAGTGACTTCAGCGGTTGGATGCGGATAATTGCGATGGAGACGAGTTGGGATAATCAAGGCGTTGCTACTGTGACGCCACGCCTGAAAAGGGTTGAGTAATGTTCAATGATAATGTTACGCGTCGACTAATGTCAATCGAGAATGAGCAGCGGTCTCAGAAAGTTGCTGTACCGTTGAATTATGGACAGCTAGCTCAAAATAATCTACAGACCGCCACCTGGAGTGGTTTTATTAGCCAATACCTGGCGCCAGACAAGACGGCGACAGCTGAATGGGAGATTGTCTTTCGACGTTCTGACGGAGTCAAAAAACCGCCTCTGGTGCAGCTGTCATACGATCATGATCAAAATCCTCATACATATCCAGGTGCGACAGGTAGAGATCCATACGCTGATGATGAATACGGTTGGTGGTCACAGGTTAAAGAGATTGGCGAAGATTATGTTAAGTTCGCGATAATTATAGATGGATCTGCGTGGTTTTTCCCAGACCGCGACGGTGCCCACTGTGATTTAACCGTGCAGGCGATATCGCCTGTCGCTGGGACTTTGTCGATGAGGAGAGTTCAATGAATCTTGAAAAGTGGTTAGATAAGCTGGAGCGCGAATCGAAGGCTCTCAAGCAAGGCTTTTATCAAGCGGCGACTAAAATTCCGCTGTACTCTCGCAGCGCAAAAATAACGACTATACCAAATACGCTATCCGGTTATTGGAGTGTTCCTTCTAATAGCACCGAAAGAGTTTTAGTGACATTAACTACTAAAAAAGGAATTCCTACAATCGCTCAGTTGGAACTGAAGGCTAGCTCAGGCTCGGTTTCTCGCGTAAGGCGCACAAATTATGCTCATGGTGCTCAGTGGGTGATTTATCGATATGGGCTTGATCCGTGGCAACCAACAACCTATGATGTTGTTGTTCATTCGATGCTTGATGGTGATTTAACGTTGAAAAATATAGGAGCATAAATAGTATGAATGTAGAATCAAGGATTAGAACACTTGAAAATGAAAATGCTGCCAGGAAAGTTATATACCCGGTCGCAGCCTCGTTGGTCGACTTTGTTTTGCAGGTTTCACAGGTATTTCATATTCGCGGCGGCGGGAATAGTATAATTGACGTGGTGATCAAATTTATTCCAGACATTAAGCCAAAAGACGGTCCTCTGTTTGTAGATTTATTTCCGCAAGTGTCAGCTAACGCTGATTTTTCAACAC